ACCAACCCTAGAAGACATTTTCTTAATAGATTCTTCATCATGTTTTTTACCATAAAAAGGGTTACCACACCCCTTGTTGTTATTACTGTGTTTTTTCTTTAAATCCTCTAATAATTCATTAGCTTTAGTTTCACCGAACTTATTAACCCATACTTTATAGAAACCCAAACTATACATAGGGTTATTCTCACCCGACATAGTTTTAGACATTTTATTTTTAAATTCCTCACTATGATTAGTACCCAAAGATCTTTGATTACCGATTAATTTATTAGATAAAATCTTTTTAGTATCCTCAGTTAATTTCTTACCTATACGATATTCAGACATCTTTTTTTTAGATTCCTCTGTGTGTTTATACCCCTTTTTACTTTGTGATATTTTTCTATTAACTTCCGGACCCAAATCACCACCAATACCACCCGGAGCCGTGTTAGTTAATTTGAAACCCCAAGATTTATATAAATCGATATAATATGTCTCCCATAAACCCCACTCATCATAAGGTACATCATCAATAACCTCTAATAATGGTGTTTTACCCTCATTTAATAACGATAAAACCCAATTATTTTTATACGTAACACTGTTCCTACATTTTTTAATATGTTCTTTAAGTCTTTTGTTTGGATTGTCGGATTTACCTACATACCTAACATCACCAGTTTTTGGGTCTAGTAAGATGTATATATATGTTGAGGTTTTATTCATTTATTTTTCTTATTTCTATATAAATATGTATATTTGTTACTATATTTAGTTTTTTTATAAATATGCCAATTTTAGTTTAAAACAAAAAATGGGGGTCACTGACCCCCATTTTATTTAACTTTTTTTATTGTAAAATTCAAAATCATCATCGACTTCAAACACCTTCTTTATTAGCTCTTCCGATATATTTTCCATTATAGGGATCATTTCTTCAGAATTTATTGGTAAAAGTGGTTCTTTTTTAAATAGAGTCAATTCTACACACATGTAACTTTTTTTACCATAACTAACCCCAGAAGAAGCCATATTAAAATCTATTATAGAGTTTTTTTTATAAAATAGGTTTTCATCTAATATCTCATATAAATTTCTTTTAATGGTTTTTGATTTTGATTTAATAACACTTTCATAATCTTCTACACCATATTTTTTAGGTTTACCCCATGCTGATATTTGAATATATAATGACTTAGGGTTTTTATTATCTACAGTTCCTGTTATTACATTGTACTGGTTTGGTAAATTTAGTTTAATTTCTTTTCCTCTTTTCATAAATTAAAATTACTCAACACCCACAAGTTCGTTAACTTGGTTATACACAGTTTCTAACATTTTTAAAGAAACTGTATAAGGGTCACAGTTTGAGGCTGGTCGCCTATCTTCAAAGTATCCCTTTTTCTCTATTTGTGTTTGTACAGGAATTCTAATACTAGTGTCTCTTGTACTATAACCCCAATTAAAATCATGAATACTAGAAGTCTCATACTCACCTGTCATTCTTTCATCATTAAATAAACCATAAGATTTAATATGTTCTTCGTGTCTATTTAAAAGATTAATCATTGCATCCTTAATCAATTCTAGACCACCTTCTTCACGCATTTCTTTATTAGAAAAATTAACGTGACATCCTGAACCATTCCAATCGCCTTTCATTGGTTTCGGGTGGAAAGATACTTTTACGCCGTGTTTCTCTGCCACACGTTGTAGAATGTACCTAGAAACCCATAGTTGGTCTGAACCATTAGTTGATGTTACAGGTCCTATTTGGTATTCCCATTGACCCAACATTACTTCAGCATTAATTCCAGAAACATCAAGACCCATATAAACACAAAGATTCATATGTTCTTCCACAATGTCACGACCAATTACTGTATCAGCACCTGTTCCACAATAATAATCACCTTGTGGTCTAGGTTGACCAAAATAACCATCACTGAAACCTAACGGTAAACCTTCACCTTCTGTAAATGGGTGACCAACTTCTTTCACTTTTTTTGTGGTTAAAGTGTATTCTTGTTCCCACCCAAACCAAGGTAAATCAGATTTTACTAATTCTTCATCATTTAAGTTTAAAGAATTTGTTAATTCTTCTAATTTAAATCTTGTGTTTGTTTCATGTGGTGTTTTACCATCGGAATTAAATACTTGGCAAAAAACAATTTTATTTAAACCACCTCTAAAAGGGTCTTTAGTTACATAAACAGGTTTTAAAACACAATCTGTATTTTCACCCCTACCTGCTTTAACTTGTTTTGTGGAACTACCATCAAAAGACCAATCAGAATAATTTTTTGGATTGTTAGTATTCTCCAACTCATCTAGGTCATCAAATAAATCACTAGAATCAACGATTTTAGTTTTACTTCTTAATTGTTGTGGTTGATTGCCGTCCAACCAAACGTATTCTAAAAAAACTTTCATTCTTTTGTTTTTTATTAATTGTTATTTTTTATTAATTATAAACATTTTTACACACAAAAAAAAGCCCCCCATTTTTGGGAGGCTAATTAATAATAATTTTTAGAAATTTACTACTCTGTTTCTTTAACTTTTTTTTCTTTTTGGATCTGATTTACTGTGTAACCTGCTATTATAAATTCCATACCCGCCCATATACTTAACTCGTAAACATCCATGGTATCAATCTTTTTAATTAAGAAGAAAATCATACCAAACTGAGCGATAAGAAATGCTATACCAGACTCAACTCTTTTTTTAGAGAAGTAAGAATCGTGTGCAGAATACATATTCATTATTTCAGTATAAAACCATTTGATTTTATTACCAACAGAGACAAACCAATTTTTAATTGCTTTCATTTTATTTTTTATTTTTTCCATAAAAACATTTTATTCATTTTGTTATTGTAGTGGAGGTAGAGGGATTCGAACCCACGACCCTCTGCGTGCAAGGCAGATGCTCTAGCCAACTGAGCTATACCCCCATTTTTCTATACATTATAGTAAAGGCAAATCCAAAGAATATTCTTAAAAGTGCTGTTACTAATAAACTTGTACCCAAACCTTGTTCAAAAAACATTAGTAATGAAAAAATAGAACTAAAAATAAATAAATTTCTAAGTAATTTAAATAAATGCCAAGCATCTGTAAATCCCACTAACAAGGTAGTTGAGAAAGGAAAACGTTCTCCTTCTTCTGGATTTCCATTTTTATATTTATTTCTCCATGAATGATATGGGTCCCAAAATAAATGATTCTTAAAATCTTTAAATTTTGATGACATGTAATGGAATTGGATCGTATCCATTACCCCTTCAGCTATACCAGATAAGATAATCAAAAATATGCTTAATAGTAACATCATTTTTTATTCCAATTTTTATAAATCCAAACTATGTTTGCAACAAAACCACCATAAATAGCAATAAAAGATCCTATCGCTGGTATGATTGCGTCATCAAAAGCACCATCCATTACCCATATAGGCCATAGTATACCTGCAATACCTGTTAAAATACTAGGGAGTAGATTGAATATTAATTTTGAAGGTTTCATTTATTATTTTTTAAGTAGGTTATTTAATTTATCTATAATAGATTTTATCAGATTGTCTTTTGACTTACCAGTTATTGCCCCTAAATTTTCTAAAACCGATATTAAATATTCCAATACAATATAAATAAACATTGTACCATGTAGCCAAGTAAAAAATCCGCTTGCCAAATTTCTAAAACTTTCTAAACTACCAGAATACTCTAATCTCATTGAATTGGTAACATAAAGTAAAATCAACCAAACCAATACTTTAAGACCAAACCTACCAAATTTATTTGATACGATTTCTTCACCTTTAACTTTAGCCGCTATTAACCCTGTAAGTAATTCTAATGTTACTAAGACAACAAAAGATATCAGAGTTAAATGTTGTAGACCTAATGAATTTTCTAATAAAGCTGAAATACCAGCCAATGGTAATGTTACACCTAAAATTTTACTATGCACAATTGAGTTAGTAAAATCTCCAGTACAGTTAAATCCAAAAGTAGATACGAATTGATTTAATAATTTGTTAATCATTTTTAAGGTTTTTCTTTAGTTCGTACAGTCTCAAAACGTTTTGACCGAAACTGTCGTTATTTTCCACCATTTTATAAATAGTGTCCTTAGTTTCTAGTAGTTTTGATTTAATTGTAACGTTGTCAACATTTTTTTCTAAATGTTGATTAACTAAAGAAATGTTTTCTTTAACTAATTCTGATACTAAGGTTTTAATTTTTTCTTCGTTGTTTTCACGTAAAACCTTTAATATATCTTTTTCTTCTTCTGTTAGAGAATCTTTGTATTTTTCATTAAACTTTTTAACAGCAATATCTAAGAATTTTTTGGGGTCAACATTCTTTTTAATAATGTTTTGGTCAGATTCTTCTTTAATTACAGATTTTTCAGTCATTAACCATGACACCAAACCCTCTTTAGCTTCTTGTAGTTTATTTAATGTGTAAACATTTTTAGGGGATGTGATTAAATTTTGTAAATCTTTGTGTATAGTTTTAACCTTTTTATTTTTATAATCTACACCATAAGATTCCAATAAAGAAGTTAATTTTTCTATTTCAGAGTTCAATGACTTCTCACCTTTAAAATTATCAAAAAGGGAAACAGATTCTTTTATATACTCAATAGCACTAGATTCACTTTTAAACGTGTTATCTTCTATATTTTTAAAAACAATAAAAGCCGTTTTTAAAGTTTCACTTTCTTTAATTAATTTTAAAAAATTTTTATACAACTTTTTACCCTTATCATCACCATTAGTGTAAGATTCCACTAATTTTTCAACAAATATATCTTTAACAGTTCCAAAGTTCATAGCATTATTTTTATAATAAATATGCCTTAATTTATAAGTAGTTCACTATCGTCATCATTTTCTTCATTTAAAAGTATGTCAATACCTTTAGTCATATTAAATATGTCTTCATTTTTTTTCTTACCTTCTAAAAGTAATTTTTCTATTGTATTTTCATCACCTCTAAAACTTTCACCGAATCCACCAGCTTCTTCACCACCAGCTTCTTCACCACCACCGAATCCACCTGTATCTCCACCAAAACCTCCGGTATCTCCACCAAAGCCTCCGGTATCACCACCGAATCCACCTGCATCACCTCCACCAGTATCACCACCTTCCATGTCAGCTTGACCTTGGTCCATAGGTAATTCACCATAAAGTTTATCAACCTTTTTAAAGAAACCAGTACTTTTAATGATTTCAGGTGTTTGTTCTAGTTCAGTAGCGACAGCCTTTTCTAATCTTTGTTGTTCTAAATCTTCTAGAATTTCATCAGAAGACCAATTAAATATATTCTTTTTAGCCCATGTATGTGATGTAGGAGCAATACCACCGTCACTAGCAGTTAAATCTTTATAAAGAAGAACTTTTTCTTTCCATTGTTCAACTTTTAACATCTCACCCTGTGTAGATGGGTTATTAAGTGTTAATTTAAAATTATTAAGTTCATCATGGAAACCTAATATATACAAATGAATGATAGCTATTTTATTCAATTCTTGAATCATAGCTTGTTGGATTCTATTAATGGTTCTAGCGAATCTAATATCCATTAAAGCCAAATTCTTACCCTCACCAACAGCCTCCTCAAAACCTAAGAAAGTTTTAGGAACTCTTAAAGCAGTTACCATTTTTCTTTGAATAAACTGAATATCAGCTATTTGGTCTAGATTTGATGCCCCAGGTAATGTCTCTATTGGCATGGAAGCGTTAGGATCTCTAACAGGAACAAAGTAATCTTGATCTACCGCTAATGTATTATATCTAATATCTGTTTGTCCAGTTTCTCTATCAGCAGTTTGGGTTCTTTTAAATTTATTAGCAACTTTTTGTACATATGCTTCTACATCGGCATCATCTATATTACCCACATAAACTTTAAAAACTCTTCTTTCAGGTGCTCTTGTAACACGATAAACTAACATTGCGTCCTCAGCTAAAAGAAGTTGTTTCCATATACGTCGCACTTTTTCTAATACAGATGTTCCATAAGGTAATTTTCTGTCGTCACCTAATAAACGGAAGTGAGCTATTTCCCATGCATTAAATTCAATATTCTTATCTTTTAAAATAAATTTGACCTCCCTTTTTTTAGTATCATCACCCATAGCCTCCATATTCTGTGACTGAAAAGGGAAAGAATTAGATTCTTTTCTTTCTATATCTAGGTTAGTTAATTGATTAACCCCTATAATACCTGACTTGTAATCAATTTTTAAGTAGACAAAATTATCACCATATTTACATGTGTTTCTAGTCCACATTGGTAGGTTAGAGTGGATATCTATTATATTAAAAAATAAATCCTCTAAAACTTTCTTTATTCTACTAGAATCAGAATAAATAGACATGATATTACCTTGTTCATTTAAAGTACAAGATTCTTCAGACATAATATCAAGAGCTACAGCTATTTCCGGAGTATTATGTGAAAATATTGTATCTGTAGCGAAATTTTTATAACCAGGTACTGTTAAATCATAAACTGGTATAACTTTATATGGTTCTACAGACTTAACTTTATGATTAATTTTTAGTTTTTCTCCAGTTGCTCTAGCATTTGCGTATTTATGTGGTTTTATTGAGTAAGCCTCTAAAAATGTTAACCAATCTCTATAACCATTACTACTTATTTCTCTTTGTAATTTTGTATGTGATATACCTAAAGTTTTTGCTGTACCTTTTAATGTTTTTATTTTTGTTGCTGTATCTACGATTAAATCCCAAGGTATGTGGAAGTATGCTGGATTATTCTTACCACTTCTACTACCATTCCATCTGTGTTTATTATCTGTTCTACGAGAAACTTCTAACATTTTTTCTCTGTACTCAGGATTTGCCCACAATTTTTTGTTATTAAGTTTGGCATGATAAGACCTATGTTCTGTTTTATCCATTATTAATAGATTTTCTGGGCTGTTGTTTTTACCATTAAAATCTATATGATGAACTTCTTCATTACTTTCTTTAGGCCTATAAAACCATTCAGCAATTAAATCGTGTTCAGGGACCCAACCGTTTTTACCAGACCCTAACTTAGGGTTACATGTATAGACCCAATTATAATTCTGATTATTAAAAAATGATTTTCTATAAAAAGGCATCATAGAATCACCTTC